TCCGTCGGATAAAATCAAACTGTTGCCGGCAACTCCTGCATCAAACGAAGTTTCTAATAATAGAATTAGTATCACAGAAGCACAGAATATTTTAAGCAATGGTTCAGAACGAGACATACAAGCATTTGGTGGACGTGCTTATCTTGAAGGAATTATCAACAGAAATGCAATTGGTGTAAAACCCACCGAACAAAATGATTGGGGTTCTTCTCAGAGAATAACTAAAGATAAAAATCCAGGATAATAAATTATGGCAGAGAATATACAAAGAAGTAAAGGACAACCCGAAGGTTATAAACTTAATCGTGGCGGAATGTCTTCTGAGTCCGGTCCATTTATCGGCATAGTTGTCAACAATGTTGACTCAACAAGACAAGGACGACTGCAGGTGTACATAGAAACATTTGCTGGCCCAGTGCCTAAAGGCAAACCAGTGTGGAAAACAAATACATCGTTATGGCGTACTGTAAGTTATTGCCCACCATTTTACGGTGCAACACCTTCGTCGGATGGACTTAGAGGACCAGTTGACAATCCTGGCAAATTTTTACAAAGCAATCCACAAAGTTACGGCATGTGGTTTACTCCTCCAGACATAGGAGTATCAGTATTATGTTTTTTTGCAGCCGGCGATCCTAATCAAGGATACTATGTAGGTTGTATTCCAGAGCCTGGGTTAAATCACATGGTACCTGCAATTGGTGCTAGCGAAAGTTTTAATTTTGATAACAAAGATCAAGAAAGCTATTTTGATGGTGCAACAACATTACCTGTAACTGAAATTAATCCCAACAATAAACAGATTTTTAGTGATCCTAAATTCTATGACAAAAAGAAACCAGTACATAGTATATTAGCTGCTGAAATGTTTCAACAAGGAACTCTTGCTGATACGCAACGTGGTCCTATTGGGTCTAGTAGTCAACGTGAAAGTCCTAGTGGGTGTTACGGAATCAGCACACCAGGGCGTGCAATCTATCAAGGCGGAGAACAAGTTACATTTAAACTTGATTCGGCTAAACCCAACGATGTTAATGTGATTGGACGTCAAGGTGGGCACAGTCTTGTCATGGACGATGGCGACTTGTTTGGTAAAGATGCATTGTTACGCATACGATCTGCCAGCGGACATCAGATTACCATGAGCGATGATGGTAATTTTATCTATATTATTCATGCCAACGGTCAAACTTGGCTAGAGTTTGGGCAAGAAGGAACAGTTGACGTTTACGCAACTAATTCTGTGAATGTGCGTACACAAGGAACTATTAATTTACATGCTGATCAAGATATAAACATGTATGCTGGTGGCAACATCAGTATGAAAAGCAATGCTGCAATGTCCATAGAATCTGCCACAACAATGACATTAAGTAGTGTTTCTGGTACTAAAATGTATAGTCAGGATAAAATTGGAGTGCTAGCCGATGGTAGTTTAGCACTTGTTAGTAAAAACGGATCTTGGAACGCTGGCCCGGCATTAGCATTAGTTGCTGAAGGTATTGATCTCAATGATGTTGCTACAGAATCAGTTGACCCGCCAGATTTAATAACAACAACTTTAATGCCAGATACAGAATTTGATTCTAGTGTAGGCTGGACTGTGACCACTGGTAAACTTGAAAGCATAGTTACCCGTGCACCAACGCATGAACCATACCCTTACCACAATCAAGGTGTACCAGTTAGCGTATCAATGGAAGAAGGTAAACCTTCTACTCCGCCTAACACACCAGATATTCCTGATGGATGGAGCGTAACTGCAACATGAGTAAATTTACTTTTCTTTACAACGGCAAACCTTTTGTTGTCGACGGCCCTGACAATGCCACAGAAGACCAAGCTCGGGCTATTTTTGAACAACAGGCGTATGCAGGTGCTTTAGTAGGACTAAGGCCAGGTGATCAACGCACATCTGTAGGATCTCAAATTGTTAATTTTGCATTGTCAAGACTTGATAGAGGTACTGCGGGAGTAGGAGATATTCCAGTGTTAGCTATATCAGATGGAATTGTAATATCAGCACTACCTAAATTATCAACAGGTGCTGCCAATACAAATGTTAATACTGCTGATTTTGTTGCACAGACAAAAGTTACACAAGGTATTGGCCCATTGACTGCAACACAAGTACAAGCAATGATGGCTGCTGCCGCAGTTGCTGCCAACCAACCCAGTGATGTATTAAGTGCCGAAGGTGTTGGAAAATATAAATTAACTGGGCCACAACTTGAGCAAATGGGTTATCTTAAACCAGGAACTAGTTGTAGATATTTAAATCTATGTAATGATCCTTCGTATCAACCTGTAACCGCTGGGAGTCAATAATGGCCGATAGTTTATTTGAAAATGTAATGAAAAGTCCTAATGTATGGACTGGTAAAGACGGAGTTAAAAGTGTTACAGACTTGTTAAGTAATCCTCCTTTACAAGATAAGATACAACAAGGCTTATTATCAACAGGATATAATAAATTACTTGATACTGGTGCAATTAAAGACACTGCAGCTGGAGCAATTAATAAATTAACAGGATCTGTACTGGGCGGAAGTGGATCATTAATTTCTCAATCTCAAGACACATTTGCCAGCACAGTTAAGAAAATAAGTCAATTTAAATTGGCCGCATTAGAACGTTCAGGAACACTAAGTTCAACAATCAATGAAGCAACTTCAGCATCAGCAGTAGCGTTAGGCAAAAGTGCAATATCATCAGCAAATTTATCGTCATTGTCAAATTTATCTGCTGGAGCAATGTCTAAAATATCATCTCAATTGTCAAGTTTAAATATTGGTGGTATTAATGCCAGCGGTATTGCTAAACTAGCAGGTGGTGCTCAAAATTTATCTGGCGCAATATCAAAAGTAGCAAATAATGTTGTAGCAGATGTTGGCGCGTTAGTTGGGAACGCTGGAAAATTTGGAGCAGGTACTGCAACACAATGGGCACAAAATTTAGCAGGTGGTGCAGCCGGAACCGCAGTATCATCATTGTCCGCTGGTGCTCAAGGAGCAGCGGCATTAATTGCAAGTAATCCTGCTGCATCCGCAGCTGCTTCTACATTTGGTTCAATTGCATCAATAGCAAATAATCCTTCAAGTTTACTAGCAGGAAATCCACTTGTAGCTGCCTCTGCTGCAACATTTGGTGCGATTCCAGGACTAGGAGGTGCACTGACTCAAAAGATGAACGCATTTGCTGGACAAAATAAATTTGCAGTTAACTTTGGAGATTTTAAATTACCAGGCCTGGCTGCTGGCGCAATACCCGCCGCAGCATACAGTGGTACTATTGATAGATCAACTGTTGATTCTGCTACAAACAGAATTATTGGAAGTAGTAAAGTTGCTTCTCCGCTTGGTGGAGCTGCTCCGTCAAACTTATCTGCTCAATTTGATAGCTTTAAGCAACAAGCAGAAGCAGATCTTACTGCGCTACAAACAAAAGCAGATGCAGCAAATCGCAAGTCCGAAGGTATGGCAGTTCTCAACGAAGGCGTTGATTTATATCTGTCATGGAGCAAACTAAGAGATAAAATCACAGACGCATTTTTTGTCAGTGGATCAGTAGACTTCAAATTTCCAGAAGCTATTGCTGCATATTTTAACGAATTAGTTAAAAGAAAAAATGCAATAGTTGATGATATGATTGCACGACTAAAAAGACAATGGGCTGCCGAAGCTGCTGCCGAAGCTGCTGCAAGTCCTGACCCAACGCAACAGGCTTAAATACAAGTATGGCAACATTCATTGGATTTAACACTATCGATCAACCTAAAAAGTTTACTCTAGTAGACTTTGATTTAATCAAACGCGATTTATTAAACGCATTTAATATTCAGCAAGGACAACTTGTAGGACGTCCTGGGTATGGATGTGCAATATGGAGTTTCTTATTTGAAAATCAAGTCCAGGAAACTGAGCAAGCAATTCTTAGAGAAGTTCAAAGAGTCTGCGGTAATGATCCTAGAATATATCTAAACGATGTACAGTTATTTCCGCAACTAAACGGCATATTAATACAATTAAACCTATCTGTAGTACCTGGGACTACTGCACAATTCTTAAATCTTTTCTTTAATCAAGAAACACGTAGAGCCACTTACGTTTAACTGAGCCGTTTATTTTAACCATAAATAATCAAACAACGGAAAGCTATGGCAAAGACTACTAGACAAACAGCTATATTTGGGGTCGAAGATTGGAAAAGAATCTATCAAACCTATCGCGAAGCGGACTTTCAAAGCTACGACTTTGAAACGCTACGTAAAAGTTTTGTGGATTACCTAAGATTATACTACCCAGAAACTTTCAACGACTACATTGAAAGCTCAGAATTTATTGCATTATTAGATGTAATGGCATTTATGGGACAAGCACTGGCTTTCCGTACTGACCTTAACACACGCGAGAATTATTTAGATACCGCTGAACGTAGAGATTCGGTGGTACAGTTAGCTAATTTAGTCAGCTATACACCCAAACGCAATACTGCTGCTTCGGGGTATCTCAAAGTATTTTCTGTGCAAACCACAGAAAGTATCTACGATTATAACGGTATCAATCTAGCTAACCTTACAATTAATTGGGCAGATCCTACAAATTTTGACTGGCAAGAGCAATTTACTACCATTATGAATGCTGCGTTGGTTAATAGCCAGCGTATCGGTCGACCTGGCAATAGAACTGCAATTCAAGGCATTCTTACTGATGAATATACAGTAAACTTAGTGCCAGGATATTTGCCTGTAGTCCCATTTAATGCCATTGTTGATGGTGTTAACATGCCATTTGAAGCAGTAAGTGCTACAGCCAGTGGAGTTGGTTATGTGTATGAACCTAGTCCAAAACCCACAGGACAATTTAATGTTTTGTATAGAAATGACCAGCTGGGTTATGCCAGCAACAACACAGGGTATTTCTTTTACTTCAAACAAGGTGTACTACAAAATCAAGATTTTAACTTGCCAGAACGCATTGCTAATCGCACAGTAGACATCAACATTGAAGGCGTCAACAACGAAGACCGTTGGTTATATCAACTTGATAACCTAGGCAATATTGCCAAAGAATGGGTGTATGTTGAAAGCGTGTACACTGCAACAGTTGAACAAACTGCTACATCTTTACGTCCGTTGTTTTCAACCACCAGCCGTGTGAATGATCAAATTACTTTAGACTTTGGTGATGGAGTGTTTAGTCAAATCCCAGTAGGGTATTTTAGATCATATGTTCGTGCTAGCAACGGATTACAATATATTATCAACCCAGCTGAAATGCAAAGTGTAACTATTCCTGTTAGTTACATTAGCCGAACTGGACAACTTGAAACCCTGACATTTACCTGCGGTATCACTGAGCCAGTGAGCAACGCATTGCCACGTGAAAGCATAAATGAAATCAAGCAACGTGCACCTGCTAGATACTACACTCAGAATCGCATGGTCAATGGTGAAGATTACAATAATTTTCCGTTTACTGCCTACAACTCAATTTTAAAATCCAAAGCACTGAATCGTGCAAGTATTGGCACCAGCAGATATCTTGACCTAGTCGACAACACTGGAAAATATTCCAGCACCAACACATTTTCCAGCGATGGTGCTTTGTATGAACAATATGTTTTACCATCATTTTTGTTTACTTGGTTAACGACTGTGGATATTAGTAATGTAATTGGCAATCAAGTTCAACCCTTGCTGGTTGAAGCGGCAGCAAAACAATTTTATTATGCTAATTACCCACGTCCATCGTTAGGATCGTTGTCAATTACTTGGCACGAAAGTACCACACTGGTAAACGAAACAACTGGATATTTTTTAGACAATTATAATAACCCTACTCCGGTGAGTTTTTATTCTTCAACCAACACAAAATATATTACTGTAGGATCGCTGGTCAAATTTGAGCCACCACCTGGTTATTTCTTTGATGCAAATAATAACCTCAAAGCTGGTATACCATTGAAACCCAATGAAAAATTAGTGTTGTGGGCAAGTCCTACTGCAATTTATTTGGATGGTACAAACCAAGGTCGTGGTAATTTTGACAACGGCACTGGGCCAATAACACTGAATAATTTTATTCCCACTGGCGCAGTTGCTACACAAATAATTCCAGTGTTTTCTGCTACATTCCCTGCAGATCTACGGCAAAGCATTGCAGATCAGATTGTATTGTTTAGAAATTTTGGTCTTGGCTATGACAATTTAACCGCAACTTGGTACTTGATTACTAGTACAAATCTTGCACAAGATGCACCTTTCAGTCTCGAATATGCACAAAATACATATGGGCAAAATTTAGATGCAAGTTGGTTTATACAATTTGTCACCGACGGAACATCTTACGTTGTAACATCACGTGGGTTAGATTACTATTTTGGCAGTGTATTGCAAACAAGATTTTTCTTCTACGGCCCAGAACAAATTTATGACAGTCGTAGTGGCACAACAATCAGAGACTTTGTCAAAGTATTGAAAACTAATAGTCGCCCTGACAGCAATTATCCATTGCCTGGAGACATAACTCTTAGAATTATTGATCAGCCTATTCAGCCTGACGGTTACGTCGACGATTACCAAGTAATTGTATCATACCAAGACAACAACGGAGACGGTGTTCCAGACGATCCTGATTTCTTCAACGAAATTGTGGCTCCGGATGTCAATGCAACTACCAAATTGGTTTTCTTCCAACGTATTGTTGACTTTGATAATCTCGAACGTTATTTGTTGCTTGAGTCAGGCGTGGTAAATGATCAATATACAACAATGGATGCGATTGAACTAGTCAAAGCACAGTATGTTGATGGACAAATTTTTTACGCAACAACTGAAAAATTATTTTATACACTGTCAGTTACTGTTACAGGCAACAAGTTAATAACACAAGTTACTGGCTATCAGGCAAAAACTGGACGTCAGGATTTGTATTTCCAATATCGTCATAATAGTGCATTGACAAATCGTATTGATCCTGGATCAACAAACATCATTGATTTATATGTTGTGACTTCGGAATATTATATTGCCTATCAAAATTATATCAAAGACAGCACTGGCACAGTAATTGAGCCAGAACGTCCAACTATTGATGAGCTAAGTACTGCTTATGCTGGATTACAAAATTATAAAATGATATCAGACAATATGATTTTAAATTCTGTGGTATTTAAACCATTGTTTGGTGCCAAAGCCGCTGCACAATTACGTGCAACAATCAAAGTTATCCCTGCTGCTAATACTACTGCTAGTGTAAGTGAAATTAAAAATTTAGTTGTATCTAATATTGATTCTTACTTTAGTATTGACAAATGGGATTTTGGTGATACGTTCTATTTCTCAGAGCTGGCGGCATATCTGCACGCCCAAATAGGAGGTATTATTAGTTCAGTTGTGTTAGTGCCATTAGACCCACAAAAGAGCTTTGGTGATTTNTACGAGATACGCTCGGCACCAAATGAAATCTTTACTAATGCTGCTACTGTTGCTGATATTGTAGTTATTCAAGCGTTGACTGCTACAAATCTTCAAACTGCCCCAGGTAGTGGAGTAATTTAATGGCTACCAGAGTTCGTACAGTAGATTTTCTACCTGAAATATTTCAAACATCAACTAATAAACAATTTCTAGCGGCAACATTAGATCAATTAGTTCAGGAACCTAAATTTAAAAAGACACAAGGTTACGTTGGTCGTCGTGTTGGCCCCGGAGTTAACGCTGATGACAAATATGTATTAGAAGCAACAAAAAGTCGCACTGACTATCAGCTCGAGCCTGGTGTTATTCTTCTTGATCCAGACAATACAGCAAAAATACAAGACGCTATAACATATCCAGGCATATCAGATGCACTTGCACTTCAGGGAGCAATAACTAACAAAAGTGACAGATTATATACCAGCGAATATTATTCTTGGGATCCTTTTGTTGATTTTGATAAACTAGTAAATTTCAGTCAGTACTATTGGTTGCCATTTGGCCCGCAACCAGTGGATGTGTTTGCCAATGAAACATCATTGACCAATGATTATACTGTAACTCGTGAAAATGGTGTGTATACATTTAATGGATTAATTGGTGGACAAGTTCCTGGCGATGATCCTGCTTTGACATTAGTGCGCGGCGGAAGTTATACATTCCAAGTAGCACAAAATACCAAAGAAACTGTTAACTATAGAGTTACAAATCTAAATCAAAGTGCTTATGTTATTGATTATATTTCAAATCCAGCATTAACTTTAGCACGTGGTAATACCTATGTGTTTAACTTATCGTTGTCAGGAATATATCCATTTTGGATCAAAACAGTTCCAACACAAGGTAAAACAGACACCTACAGCAATGGAGTAACTAACAACGGCGCAACTGCCGGGTTGATTACATTTACCGTGCCACAAGATGCGCCAAACACATTGTATTATGCCAGCGAAAATGAATTTAACATGCAAGGTGTGCTTAACATTATTGATGGTACACCCGGCACTGGCCCTGGATTTTGGATACAAGCCGAACCTGGTGTTAGCGGAACATTGCCTTACTCGCCTAACATAAGCAGCAGAACAGTTCTCGGGGTCGCTGACAACGGCACAGATTTAGGAACAGTTACATTTGATGTTCCTTTATCAACGGCACAAAGTTATTATTATAGCTTAACACCAATTAATACAACAATCGGCGGGCAAACCGGTGTAGTTAATCTAGCGACTGAATTAGAATTCAATCAAATCAATAATCAATTTGTATTGCCCTTTATACAACAATACGGCGGAATCGACGATATTACAAATCTTAATGGAAGCACATTAGTATTTTTAAATTCAACTAATCAAGGCTGGGAAATAAATTCTCAATTTGATCCTTTGCCCATTGGATCCGCCGACACTGGAATAACTGGATCTTTTGATACATTATTATTTGACCAAACAACTCCAATTACTGATCAAAATATTCGTTATAGCGTATGGCAAATACAATATGTGACTGCCGACGGAAGTCCAGTTGACTACACTGATCTCAGCAATGCTTACATGAAGCTGGTTAGTATAACACCTATACAAAACGAACAAAAATTTACCGTGTTAGGTGGCACACAATACGCAAACACACAGTGGTTTAAAACTACCAGTGGGTATATTAATCCTATACCATTGTTAACTGCAATTAAATCTGTGTTGTATTATCAAGACGGCACTGACCCAGAGATAGTTGGCCAAATTCGATTAATAGATCCTTCTGGCGCCACTACACTAGATGTTTACGATATTATTGGAAAGAAAAACTATACCAGCCCAAATGGTGTAGTGTTCACTAATGGGCTTAAAGTTCAATTTAGAGGTGATGTATTTCCTGATTCATACACAAACAATCAATACTATGTTGAAGGCGTCGGAACTGCAATAAAATTAATGCCAGTGGCTGATTTTGTTACCCCTGAAACATATACAAAAGATGCAACCATTCCTTTTGATACAGTAGGATTTGACAGTGGAACTTTTGATGCATTTGTAAATCAACCAGTGACCATTGACTATCTTACAATTAATCGTGGCAGCAGTGATTACAATGCTTGGAGCCGCAGTAACAGATGGTTCCACATAGATGTTATCAACGCAAGTGCGGCCTATAATAACATAGTACCTTCCCCGGACAACGCATATCGTGGCAAACGTCCTATATTGGAGTTCCGTGCTGGCCTACGACTATATGAAATGGGCACAGAAGCCAAGCAACCGGTCAACATCATTGATTTTACAACAACTGATGCGTTTAGTAATGTAAATGGCACAACAGGATATAGTGTAGATGGATATCAATTTATTCAAGGCACACGAGTAATTTTTGCCAAAGACACTGACCCAACAGTACGCAACAAAGTATATGATGTAAATTTTATTGACACTAACGGCGGAACACAAGTTATTAATTTAACTTTGGCCACTGATGCAACACCTTTGGTTGATCAAAATGTTGTTTGCTTAAATGGCAACACACTACAAGGTGTTAGTTTTTATTATGATGGTGTTGAATGGCTGAC